TTGTTTATTTTTTCAATTAGAGCATGTAGATATAATCCAGAAGGGTTTAAGTGTGGCTATATGTCATTATACGACATTGAATGTATCCCAAAAAAAGGAATAATAAATGATTGAATGGTTGGTATTAATAGCTTTAAATGTTTTATTGTTAGCACCGTCATTAAGATGTGGCGCAGTTGTTGATGATAACGCTATGATTAATAAATTACGAGAAATGAAAAAAAAGTTTTGGGAAAATAAGAAAACATGGAAATCAATTAAATCATTTATAGAAGTATGTACTTATGGCGCAGGATCTACTAAAAACAGCAGAGAAGATCATTCAATATCTATTATATTAAATATTGTAAATACTTTATTGATTTATAAATTAACGAACTCATTTTTATGTGCATTTATATGGTTATGTAATCCAGTAAACAATCAGATTTCGTTATGGCTTAATGGAAGAAGATATGCCATATCAATAATGTTTTCGTTGTTAGCATTGAATTATAATTTATTCTTTCTTCCCTTTGCAGGTTTAGCTGGAATGAGGCATATATTATCAGCACCATTATTTCTTTTCTCTGGAAATATTATGGTAAGTATATTTTGTGCATTACTGATAATTGCTGTTGCGAGTAAAAAATATATAAGTGCTTTTAAATGTAGAAAAAAAGCTTTTGCACCAAATAACGAATTACAGAAAATTAATCTTAAAAAATCTATTATCTACATTAAAACATTCGGATATTACATGATACAGATGTTATTTCCAACACCAAAAATGTATCATAAGAATCTTTATTATTTCGGGAAATATAAAGAAGGTGTTAAAAAAGGATATTCATTAGATAAAGATTTTTTTATGGGATTAGTTATATTCAGTTTTTTTTCGTATGAAATGGCAATTGGTAATTACTGGGCTTTCTGGGTTGTATTATTTATTTCTCAATGGTGCGGAATTTGTACTGTAACAATGAATGCAGCAGATAGATATTGCTCGTTACCTCTAGTTGGATTCACCATGATTCTGATTAAATACGTTTCAATGTTGCCGAATGAGTTGCAATCAGCAATTTATATTATGCTGACAACAATATACCTTGTTAAATATATTCGTTTATATAGGGCGTATATAAGTTTATTCCATTTTTATGATTATCATTTAGAGATAAATCCGGCTGATGTAGAAACAAGATGTTATTATGCAGCGAAATTAGTTAAAGATGAACCTTTCAAAGCTATGACATTATTAAATGATGGTTTGAAAATGATGCCTTACGATTTTAAACTTTTATTAAATATGGTATTAGTTCAGTTGCGAGTTGGCAGATACGATCAAGTCCAGCATTTTATGGAAAGAGCAGAAAAAGTAATACCTCTTGGCGAGGAAGAAGATACAGAAAGAGAGTTTAAAAGAATTAGAAAAGATTTACTAATGAGTGCAACAAATAGAAAACAACGCAGAGAGATGAAACTGTAATGGATGTATTTTTATATGGTGCATTAATAATATTAGCTATATTTAATTATTTCTTATATGACACTTTATGTAAAGTGGCGAGATTAGCTGATAAAGATATTAGAACAATCTTTAAGAATCAGACGTTATTCAAAAAAGAGATCGAAGAAATAAAAACAAATCCAGTAATAGCAGAAGGAAAGAACATCTTTTTTATACATCACGAAACAGAATATCCAATAACAATAATAGGCAAAAATGGAGTATCTGAGATATTTAATTATCAATTAGTAGGGATAAAAAAGGACATGAATAATGGGTAGACCAGAGAAGAAAGAAGTATTCAAGGGAATGAATAATAGGATGAAGGCTGTCTATACTAATAAGTGTATAGACGCTTACGAAGAATGGATTGCCGAGTGCTTGGAGAGTGAGGAAGTTAGAGAAAAGTTATCAGAGATAATATTTAGCAATGACCATAGTATTGGCTTAGACGAAATCCTAGCCTTTCTCAAAGAGAAGATGATTGGAGGTTCCAAGCCATGAAGGAAGCAATTAAACATAGTGGGTAACTTTTAATGAAAGGGGAAAGAAGATGGAAATAAATAAAATAACTGTTGCAATTTCATTATTTAGGGTATAATAAAATTATGGTCGCAAAGGGGAGTACAAAGCGTATCAAGAAACTTACCAAAAAATCTACTAAGAAAACTGTAAAAAAGTCAACCAAAAAAGTAAAAATATTGTCAGCCAGAGAAAAGCGTTTCTGTATAGAACTCGTCGCTGATGGAGCCTCTAAAGGATGCAAAGAAAAGGCAGCTATTAAAGCTGGTTATTCTGAGAAATCTGCGAGAACTTTTGCTTCAAGATTGTTGAAAAAGGTTGCGGTTCAAAAAGAGATAGAACGCTTACAGACAAAAATTGAGATAACTTGTGAAGTCACAAAGGATTATGTACTTACGGGATTGAAAGAAGTTGCTGAAAGATGTATGCAGAGGGCAAGAGTTCTGGAGTTTAACTATGAAGAAAAACGGATGGTGCAAAAGACATGTATGATAAAAGAAAAAGACGAAACGATACATGAAGTAGATATGTGGGAATTTGACAGCAGAGGCGCATGTAAAGCGTTTGAATTACTCGGAAGACATTTAGCTTTATTTACAGATAAACACGTAATTACAACACCAGATGATCCAGCATTTACGGATGCATTCTTTGGAATAAAAACGTAATGACAGAATACCGATGTGAATGTGGAAAATTGTTATTCAGAGGCGAAGTACAAAATAGCTTTAGATTAGAAATTAAATGTACTCGGTGCAAGAAAGAAACAGTTTTTTTTCTCTTAATTGAGGAAGCTTGTGAAGTATCGGCAGAAGCATGGAACGCATTAGTTTCAGTTTAATCATAAGGTAAAATTTTAAAGAGAGGATCTAGAATCCCATACTTTCAACAGGTGTGGGATTTTTTTGTTATGGGATTAGGCGCAAAACAAGAAGAATTTACTAAACAGTTTAGATCGCAAGAGTTTGCATATTTATGTGCAGCAGGAACAACTGGAAGCGGAAAAAGTTTACTGACACTCGGATTACCTCATTATTTATGCATGAAATATTCTGGCTTAAAGTTTGCGGTTATTAGAAAAAGTGAGAAGAATTTAAAGCAGACAAGTATCCCATCTTATAAGAAAATGAAGATGATTACGAAATCTGAACATATATCAACTGTTACAGATATGACAGCTAGATATGCGAATGGAAGCGAGATTATTTTTGTTTGGGCTGATATAACGAAAGACCCAGAACTTAACAATATTAGAGGGTTAGAACTTACTGGCGCATTGATCGAGGAAGCAAATCAAGTTGATAAGAAATACTTTGATCTTTTAAAAACAAGAATCGGAAGATGGAACAACGAATTATGTTTTCCGTTTATTCTTTTAAATTTGAATCCTTCACAAGGGTGGGTTAAGGAGTTATTTTATGATAACTATGTTAATCATACTATGCCTGATCGTCATTTTTTTATGGAGTTTGACGAAAGTGACATTAACTTGGGCAGTAAAAAAGTTACTGAGCTTTTCAGGAAATCGTTAAGTGATCTTCCGGAAGAAGAATATGGCAGATTTGTATTAAACAATTGGGATTATGGAGAAATACCGAATCAGTTAGTTAAATACGAATGGTATAAAAATTGTTGCTTAGATCAGTATTTCATCAAGAAAACAGATAGAGGCTTATTATCATTAGACCCAGCAGGAGAAGGTAAGGACAGTACAGTTTTTGCTAGGATGCATGGAAATCATATTGGTTGGTGGGAAGAATATCCAAAGCAAGACCCAGGCGAATCAGGACTTATTATGATCGAACGAGCAAAAGAATTAAGTATCAGAAAAAAAGATTGCATTGTTGATGGCATAGGTATAGGTTCTGGTGCTTTATCAATTATGAAAGATCGTAAATTTGTACCAACAATATTTGAAGGCGGAAGATCGCCTGTACTTGATTCAGCTTTTTTAAGAACATTAAATTTAAGAGCTGAGGGACATTGGTTGTTTCGTGAAGGATTAAGAAAAGAAGAAATAACTATTCAGCATCATCCAAAACTGCAAAAAGAATGTACTAAATGCACATATGATGTAAGCGATAGAGTAATAAAGATTTTGCCTAAAGAAGTTTTGAAGAAAGTGCAACATATTGGATGGTCGCCTGGTCATTTAGATAATGCTATAATGTTAGCACATAGATATTATACAACTGGCGGTAATTTACAGCACGAACTAATCAATCGTCAAGTTGATTCAATATTAAAAAGAAACGTAACAAGTCGTGCCGATAGAGAGCGTCGGCAGTCCGTACAAAACTCGTTAATTGGAGTATAAATGGCTGAAGAAAAATCTAAAAACTCAATGAAGAAATTAAACAATATGCCTATTGGAGAGGTTGGCTCTCAGCGATTTTCAGTTAATGTTGATTCAACTTTAGAATATTTGCCAGCACTTCAAGGTCCTGCAGGTGCTAGTTCTTACATGAAAATGTCACTTCAAGACGATCAAATAGGAATGATTTTAAATATCTATAAAAATCCTATTAAGTCAGCAAACTGGAGTTTTCCTAAATCTGATGATATTACACCACAAGAAGAATTAGCAATTGATGTTTTAACAAGTTATTACTCAAAGAGTAAAGGCAATTCTTTGGATGATCTTTTAGTACAGATCATTTCATGTATCGAGTACGGATTTTCTGCTTTCGAGTTATTATGGAAAACAAGGCCTTACGAGAATAATATTTATTTTGTTCCAGTGTTAGCACAGAGATTCCAGCCATCAATCGAAAACATCTATGTTGATCGTGGATACGTTGAGCAGACAACGAAAGATAAAGGTCTTGTAGAAATACCGCTTGAGGATATGGTGTTCTTCTCTCTCAATAGGCAAGGGAACGATCTTAGAGGTAAATCAGTAATTCGTAATTGTTATCAAAACTGGATAGATAAAAATAGATATAAAATCTTTCAAGGTATTGGTGTTCAAAGAAGTCAAACAGGTATTCCGTGGATGGAAGTACCAGAAGGCACAAACACTGATGATGAAGATTATCAAGCATGTGAAACACTATTGAAAAATATTAGTACACATGAAAATGCATATATGATTACGAAGAAAGGATTCGAGTTTGATATAAAGACATTCAAAAATGATCCTTCTAAAACGCAAGATATTATTACAAAGCTTGATGAAAAGAATGCAATTAGTGTTCTTGCACAGTTCGTGTTGTTAGGCACAAATGGTGGTGGCGGTGCATATGCGTTATCAAGAGATCAGTCAGATATGTTTCTTGATGGATTATTGTATATTGTATCGTATATTGAAAATAAATTCGCTGCTGAAATCATAAGTAAGTTTATTGAGTTGAATTTTGGGAATACAGTTAATCCAGAAAAAGTACGGCTGCGAGGATTGAATCTTAACAAGAAAGCAGGTAAAGAGTTAGCAGAAACACTTACATCATTATCTACATCTGGATTTATTAAAGCAACATTAAATGATGAAATCCAAATGCGAAAATATTTAGAAATGCCTGATCTTAGTGATGAAGAATTAGAGAACAGAAAGAAAGAAGTTGAAGCTGTCGTTACGCCTACTAAAATTCCAGTTAAATTGTCTGAAGTTACGCCAACACAGCGTGACAAAACGATAGATTTAGAGAAAAAACAACTCAAAGACGTAATGACGGCTAATTTATTATTAATTAAAGATAAGATGATTGCTGATATAAGTACTGTATTGAATAGAGGTAAAGTGGAAATTAAAGGGTTACGAGCAATTGAAGTATCATACTCTAAGTATACGAAGAATCTCGAAAGAAAACTTGCAGGAATAGCAAACATTGGTTGGGAATCAGGCAAGAAGCAGGTCAAGGGCAACAATATTAAATTATCTGAGTCAATAGACGTATCTAAGCTAGATAGTGCGACTTTGCGTGAATATGTAAAGAATGAGGCGGCTCTGATAGCTGAAGATCAAGCTGTTTCAATGAAAAGCGTAGCAATAGCAACAGCTACATCAAGCAATCTGAAAGGTTATTCAAATAATCAAACAATATCTAATGTTGAGAAAGTTGTGGAGAAATTCATCGGCTCGAGTAAGATCAATGTAGGGGCTGGTTTGATGGTGGTAGGCGGTCTGAATTTTGGTGAGATGGAGGTTTTTAAGGGTGTTGAGGAGCAGTTATGGGGATATGAATTTATAGCAGTAGATGATGATGCTACAACTGATATATGCTCTTGGTATAGTGGTAAGACTTTTTCTGTCGATAGCACAGAGTTGGTAATGGCGACACCGCCTTTACATCCTAATTGTCGAAGTTATTTAACGCCTATTTATAAGAAAACATCAAAAGGTAAAGCAAAAGATAAACCAGCAATAGATGATGTAGTAGCACCGCCATCTATTATGAATCAGAAAAGTGTTTATTAAAAAGGAGTTTAGTATGGAAAGACAAATTTTCTTATTTTCAGAAATTTATGATTTCACAGCCGAATCTGTAATTAAACAGCTATTCGCACTTGATAGAGAAAATAGCGACGAGATAACAATGTTTATTAATAGTCCTGGCGGATCTGTAAATTCAATGTTCGCAATTATTGATGCTATGAATATTATAAAATCTCCTATTCGTACAATCGTAACGGGAACTGCGGCAAGTGCAGCGTCAATTATAGCATCAAGCGGAAAGACACGATTAATCACTGAGAATGCAAGAGTAATGATACACGAAGTTTGGTCATTCGTTGGTGGTACTGTTTCAGAGATGGATGATCAGATGAATCAAATATCGAAAGAGCAGGAAAAGTTATTAAAGATTTTATCTAAAAATACAGGTAAAACAGTAGATCAAATCAAAGCTATGATTAAGAAGGCTGATAAATTTTTTGACGCTAAAGAATCAAAACGATTTGGATTAGTTGATAATATTATTAAAGAAAATTCTGCTCAAGTATTGAAACTATCAGAGCCATTAAATGGAGAAGGGTTCGAGATCAATTTTGACGAAGAAGGACAATCACAAGTGCCACTATTAAGAACAGGTAATTTTTCGCACCCAATGTTTGGTGATTTCGAGATAACAAAAAACATTTTAGAGAAGATGAAAGATAACTTTGAAAATGGTGTTAGAGGAATAGATGTATCAATAGATTATACGCATGAAAACGAAGATGGAGAAAGTCCAGCGGCATGTTGGATTAAAGAATTAAATATAGAACCACAAGATGAAGGGTTTGCATTAAACGCAATTACTGAATTTACTCCAAAAGGGCGAGAAAAAGTCCAGTCGAAGGAGTACAAGTATGCAAGTGCAGATTTTGTTATAGATTATGTAAACGAATCAGGAGAACACATCCCCTATGTGCTCCGAGGAGGTACATTGACTAACAGGCCTTTCATTAAGGAAATGAATCCGATTAAATTATCGGAGCAACACAACAACAAGAAGGAGAATAACCTAATGAATAAGGAAGAGATGTTTAATTTGCTTAAAGAGAAACATGGAATTGATGTTGTTAATCTTGAGGCTTCAGTTTCTTCTCTGCAATCAGAAATTAGTAATCTTCAAAGTAAGATCAAGGAATTAAATGAACTTCCAGTACAGAAAGATGAAGAAATATCAAATTTGAAAGAAAAGCTTTTAACTCTTACAAATGAGATGAATCAATCTGAAAAAGAAGGCGCATTTAATAAATTAGTTGAAGATCGCAAAGTAACACCAGCACAGAAAGAAAAAGTTTTAAACAAGTTCGCAACTGCTATCGAAATAAACGAATGGTTTGCAGATGCACCAGAAGTTGTTAAATCTAAACCAGACGGTTCAGATGATCTTTCAAATGTTGGCTTAACTGAAGCAGAGCAAAAACTTGTTGATGCAGGACAATTAACAAGAGAAGAAATTATAGAAAATAGAAACATTAAAAAGTAAGAATGAATAATTTTAATAACAGGAGGAAAATCAAATGGCTTTAAGCGAGAATGTTGTTTTAGAGTTTAAAGAGCAACCTGTTGAAGCAACTCTAAAAGTAGTAGATGGTATAATTCACATTTATCAAGGTGCTTTACTTTCGTATGAAAGTGGAAATATTGGTTATGTTGAATTAGGTACAGATACACTAACTCCAGAGTTCGCAGGTATCGCTTTAGAAGAATTAAGCGTTTCAGCGGCAGATAATGCAGCAGATGGTACATATGACATCAAAGTTTTATCTCGAAATTGCGGCAAATGGGTGGAAATGACAGTTTCATCTACAATCACTATTGCAAATGAAGGTGATGTTGTATACGTTGACGGGGATGATGCGGTAGATATTGCCAGCGAAATCGAAAACACAACTGGTGGTGCTGTTGGTACTATCCGTCAGTTTATTTCTGGAAATGTAGCATTGGTTCAGTTAGACCAATAATAAGATAGGAAAGGAGAACACGACATTATGTTAGTAAAAGATATTGTAGCTTTATATAATGTAAAAGCACGAACTGAATATAATCGTTCCTATCAAGATATGGAACCAGAATTCAAGTCTTTAGTATTTGAATATAATTCAGGTTTTGTATCTAGTATTGATTTCCCTTTTACAGAGTTTCTTAAAGGGATGGAAGAATTTACAGGAACACGAACACACCAGTTATTTCCAATTGGTTACAAATTTACAGTAACTAATAAAGAATATGACATGGCTCTTGATATTCCAATTAAAGATTTGGAAAGAGCAGCAGAAGCGTCAAACGCTGGAAATATGTTTCCTGGTTTAGACTTATTTTCTTTAAGAATAAGTGAAATGGCTAAACAAGCAAAAGATGATCCGTACGAACGTGCTTTTGAAATGTTAGAAGCGGGAGACGCTAATACATACGGCGTTTGTTTCGATCAGCAAAATCTTTATGACACAACTCATAGTTATACAACTTCAGCAGGTTCACAAAGTAATATCGTTGCAGGTACAGCAGGTGATGATTACACATCTACAAGTTTACACGCTGATATTATTACTGTTATGTCAACTTTTGCATCTTTTACATATCAGCAAGGTGGGTCAGCAAATAAGAAATTAAGAAAGCTTAATTCAAAGCCTGGAAAAATTCTTATTATTGCACCTTCTGAAATGGAAGGCTTGTTGTTTAGTTTACAACAGTCAGAGTTTCTTGCTAGTGGAGTTTCAAACACTGTAAGAAATAAATTTACTTATGTTACACGACCTTTCACAGATACAGACGACTGGTATGCTATTTATCAAGATAGCGAAACAATGTTTAAGCCGTTCTTGTATCAAATTGAAAAGCCGACAACATTAGATATGCCATCTCCTCAAGATGATATTGCGAGAGAGAAAAAAGCATATACATACGGAGCATATGGCCGTTATGTTGTGGCTTATGGCGCATGGTGGAAAACAATAATGATTCAGAATTAAAAGTTTGACTGGGGGAGGGAATAATCTCTCCCCCTCACTTTAATAGGGAAGCAAGAGGAGAAAGACAAAATGAAACAAATAAAAATTACTGAAGAAATGACTTTTTTGAAATGTTTTGACGAGAAAGGGAATCTTATTCCTGGAGATGCGTTTATAGAAAAAAAAGGTATTTGTTATATTTTAAGAATAGGTTCATTTAAGCAAGTATTAAGCGAGAGAAAATATAAAATGATTTTAGCACTTACTGGTGCGACTGCTAAAGAAGTTGTTGCTGTTGAAGAAATAAACGAAGTTGAAGAACCTAAAAATGATCTTGCAAGTAAACCAAAAGCTGAATTATTGCGTATGACTAAAGAATTGTATGCTGATGGACAGGTTGACGGAAGATTATCAAAAGAAAAATTAATTGATTTAATAGAAAAAGCAAAGGCTAATTATGTATTGTAGTGTTCAAGATATAGAAGCTTATTACAACAATGTGAAATTTGATTGTAATGGATATGTAGATGGTGATGAATGCAATTCTTTTATATCTCAAGATACTGCATTAATTAATGCTTATATCAAAAAGAAATATTCACTGCCAATAACCGACGCTTCAGATTTACTTATCTTGCAGATGATATGTGAAATGCTTGTTGTTGGTAAGATTGATGATATCATTCGTGAAAAAGATCCGTCTGAAACACTTGAACGAGGTAGAAACTATCGAAAGAACGGATTGAAGATGATACAAGAGATTCTTAAAGGCGATTTAATTCTTGACGGAACGAAAAAAACTTCAGTTATCAAATTTAATAATATTGATTCTGAAGGAAACACAGTGAATAAACTTTATAAAATCGAAGATGCAACACAGTAAAAGCTATTCATATGCCACAAATTAAATTATCAAAAGAATCAGAAAGAATACTTGCAGGTCTGGCGTCAATCGGAAAGATTGATTTTAAGCCTGTATTTAAAACTATATCTGTTAGTTATCGAAAAGAAGTGTTATCTGGTTTTAAGAGAAAACAACCACGACTTATTGAACAACGCTGGAAACCATTATCTGATCGTTACGCTGAACAGAAAGAACGAGATTATCCAGGTCAGCCGTTATTGGTGCGGACTGGAAGATTAAGAAAGTCAATGACGCAAAAAGGCGCAAGTGGAAACATAACAGTTATTGGAAAAGTTAATGCAATCTTAGGTTCAAGCGTACCTTATGGGATTTTCCATGATAGTGAAAAGCCTAGAAAAAGTAATCTTCCAATGCGTAACTTTTCAGAGCCTAGCAAAAGAAGATTAGGTATATTTACAAAGCAAGTTAATGACTATGTCATAAGAGTATTCGAGCAAAATAATATCAAAGTAACAAAAGGGTTTTTAGCATGATAACTGACGTTGAATCATTAGTTGAATCAATGAGAACTTATTTAAAAACAAATCTAAATACAAAGATCGTATCAATCAATGCAGCAAAGTTAGTTGAAGATTCCACTACTTTTTCTATTGATAAAATAGGCGGCCTTGTTGATGGAGTAGTGACAGCAAATGACGAAACATATTTAACAGAAGTTAATATGGAAGATTTACCGAATAGGACATTTTTAATAATAGGATTAAATGGCCCGTTTGATGTTGAAACAAATGGAAACGATTATTATATAGATGTTTCTGTTGATATAGAAATAGTTTTTCAAAGACAACATAACGAAAAAGTAAAAGCAGGATACGTTGCTTTTCGATATATGAAAGCATTATTAGAAACTATGATAAATTATGAAGCCTCAGCAGATGAAGTTGAGGGCTTAACGATAACTAGCGGTATCCCAATGGAAGTTAACGCCAAATCAAGGCGATTAATTACGGGCGGTATTACTGTTAGTGTTCGATTGGCGTAATGAAAGGGGTATTTATGCCTAGTACAAAACCAATAATACCGAAAGAAGATGTAAAATTAATCAACGACGCATTCAGCGTCAAAAAGGAATCAAAAGTAATTACTAAAAACGCAAAAGGCGAGATCATAAAGCCAAAGAAACAGATTGTGAATTCTAGGGGATATGCAATCACAAGCTTTATGGGAAGGACAATTAAACATAATAAGTCTTTCATCAAGAGAGGACAACCTCAAATTCTTGCAGCGAAAGCTGGTATGTTATATGAGGATGTTCCTGTCGAATTGCGTAATCAAGTAACTTGGAAAGATTCCGATTTTATTTAGGAGGAACCAGCATGGCTATTGAAAAAGTAAGGGATTTTTTCGGAATTAAATATGTAATTCCGTATAATATCACAACTCGTAAGCCTCTTGTTGTTCTTCGTGTTATAGGAGAGATAAGCTATGAAAATTCAATTGATTCTGTGCCTTTGCTTGGTGGTCATTCAGAAGCGGCACATGATATTGAATATGGACAGCCTGATCCAACATTAACAGGAACATTAAGAGAATATCCATCAGAGTTGTTTCAGATCATGGAAACAACTACTATTACAGAAAACGTCGCTGAATCTAATGGTGCATTTGATGCTTCAATGACTAATCATCAAGGAACAAGTATTATTACTGCAGCAAACGGAGTTACGTCTGTAACAGTTAATGCAGCACAGAAATCTAATTTAATATTTGGTGAATATGTTTTAGTCGCTACTGCGGCACAAACACTTGATCTACATATTAATGGCTTAGGTTCTGATTTTCTTGATATTGATGGTCAATATGTAACAGGTATTGATTGTTCGTCAGCCGGTACTGTTGACGTTGACGAAGTAGGGATTCAGATCGTTTTAACTGGTACTGCTGCCTTTAGCGTAGGCGATACAGCGAGTGGAGATATAAGACCAGAAAATACAGGGTCAACTGAAATTTTAGTTGGTGCTGGAACTGAACCATCAAACTTTGGTGTTAGATGTATTTTCCCAAAGAAAACAGATGGCGTATTGCATTGGATAGATATATTTAATGTATCAGGCAGAGGAATGCCTTGGAAGGGTGTTTCTCGGGAATGGTCTGAACTTGAAATCAATTGGAAACCAACTGTCAGAGCAAGTGACGGAGCAGTTTATCAAGTAACTAGGTGCTTGGGAGTATAACCGAGGTGAAAGGGGGATGTCCTATTGCATTCCCCGCCTCATCAATAGGAGATCACAATGAGCAAAGTAAAAGTTAAAGGTAAAGAGTACAAGCTTAAATTTACGATTGGTTTTTGGAAGAAGATTAAAGAGCAATGCGAAGTAACACGAATAAATTTAGAAACAAAGCTAAATGAAGATTTTGGAACAGTAGCATCTTACATAGTTTATTTTGGGATTTTTTACGGTCTTTCGGACAAGCCTGACAATATCAATGAAATGGAAATAACAGTAAATGATATTGAAAGCGATCTTGATAATAGCGTAATGGATAGAATCGAAGAAGCGTTAATAGAAGGTATGACAGAATCAGAAAAACGAGCAGTTGAATTAGTTAAAAGAAAACAAGAGCAGAAATACAACGAACTTGAAGAATCATTAGATGGAGATAGTAAAAAAAAAGAATAACTTTTGATGAATATTTTGAAACGCTTGAAAATTGTTTGCTATTTGACACGAATTTAACATTAAAAGAAATAGAAAACACAACATATCGTGAAGCTGAAAAATTATATATCTGGAACGACGCAAGAGAACAGGAGAAAATAGCAGATATGTTAAAACAATTTGCAGCTTATAATGTTGGGTCGACAGCCGTAGCAACTCATGGAAAAGTTAAAGATATGACTAAGTATATAGATGATTTGAGCATTTGCTCAGAAGAAGTACACGAAAATGATATAGACGATCAATTTAAGGGGTTAGATTTTGGCTAATAAAATAGAGTTCAAAATTTTTGGTGATGCTAAAGACCTTGAAAAGAGTTTAGCGAATACTGGCAAAGCTTTCCAGAGATTCGGTAAATCAATGACGACTTTCGTAACTCTACCTATTTTAGCAGCAGGTGCTGGATTCGTAAAACTAGCTTCTGATGCCGAAGAAACAGCAAATAAATTTAATGTTGTATTTGGGTCAATGCGGAGAGAAGCAAATGCATGGGCAGAATCATTTGGTGATTCAGTAGGAAGATCAACCGACCAAATGCAACAGTTTAGCTCCTCTTTAGGTGATGTTTTAAAGCCCTTAGGATTTACGACAGAAGAAGCTTTTAAATTATCTGCATCAATGACTGAACTAGCATTAGACGTTGCGAGTTTTAATAATCGACAAGATGCTGACGTTGTTAGAGCATTCACTTCTGCATTAACTGGCGAAAGAGAAAGCTTAAAAACTCTAGGTATCGTAATACAAGAAGCAGATGTCAAGCAAGAAGCGTATGCGTCTGGAATCGCTAAAACTGGCGCACAGCTTACGAAAACGCAGAAAGCACAGGCAACTGTTAACTTACTATATAAAAACACGGCGGATGCACAAGGCGATCTTTTGAGGACGCAAGATTCATTCGCTAACCAATTAAAACGATTAAATGCTGAATTTAGAGAACTAGGCATTTCATTAGGCGTGATTCTTTTACCAGCTGCAACTGATCTTGTTAAGTCATTAACAAACTTAACCACAAACTTTAATTCTTTAAACGTAGGAGTACAAACATCTATTTTGCAGTTTGCCGGAGTATTGGCTGTTATTGGGCCAGTTGTTTTGTTGCTCGGTGTTATGGCTAGCGGGTTAGGTGCTATTGCTACATTTGCAGCATTCGCAAGTGCGAAAGTTATTATTGTCGGAGAAGCTATATTTTTATTATCTACCGCATTAACAGCAGTAGCAGCAGTCGGAGCTGTTGCTTTTATTGGATGGAAAATTGTTGAAACAACTAAAGAAATATTTGCAATGATAGACGCTGTAAATTTGTTAAATTCTTATATGTCAGAAGCAGATGCAACACAAGCTGAATCATTGAGAGCAAGAGGGTTGACAACTCAAGATGTTACGGCTTTTGCAGCAACAAAAGCAGCTGAAGCTAGACAGCAAGAAATAGATGCGATCAACGGACATAACGAAGAAAAACAAGAAATAGAAGAAGAAAGCCAATCACAAGAAATTGCCTCTATTACGGCATTCAGGGAAGAATTAAAAGAGTTATCTGATCTTAATTTTATAAATATGCAGAATATTTTAAATAAAGAAATACAACTTACGAAATCGGCAGAAGAACAAAAGACTGATATTATAGAAAACGAATTAAAAGCTAGGGAATCATTACGAGAAGCAGACAAGAAAAGTCAGGTAGCAGTTATAAAATTTGCACAACAAATGACAGAGGCTTTTGGTAAAGAATCAAAAGCTGCATTTTTCATTTTAAAAGCATTACGAATAGCAGAAATATTAGTTAATAGTTTTGCTGCCGCTATGAATATTCAGGCGGTTTGGGCTTGGAATCCTCCAGTTGCTGCAGCGTTATTGGCTCAAAACAGATTTATTACAGGGTTAAGTATTGCAGGAGTTGTTGGTACAGCTATTGCAGGATTTGCTAATGGCGCAGCGACAATACCTAGAGATATGACAGCTAATATACATAGAGGAGAAACAATTATTCCAGCAACATTTGCAGAATCAATAAGAACAGGAGAATTATCGTTATCAGGTGGCGGCGGTGGTGGCGCAGGAACAACTTACGATTTTACAAATGCTCAGTTTAATGGAATCAATGAAGATATGGTTGTTGAGATATTTGATAAAGCAAGTGAAATGACAAAGAATAGAACTTTAATATCAGGAGTTGCTTAATGGCTAAAGGTCTTAGATTTTTCGGTACAGATTATAATAATCAAGCATTCGGAGCAACTGTCACAGTTTCAAGTGCTGATACTAAGAAGGATTTTATATTTGATGGATTGATAGCTACAAGATGGATTTCAAGCGGTGAAAACACAGATGGAGATGCTGTTTCAATTGAAGTTGATTATGGAACAAATAGAACGATAGATAGCTTATATATTTATAATACAAATATTGATGATATAGCATATTTCTATTGGAATGGTTCGTCTTATATCGAATTAACAGCTACAAATGCAACGATAACAAAAAGTGCTGATGGAGCATACATATTTGTTAAGTTTAATGCGTCAGTGGCCACTCAGAAAGTAAACTTGACTGGGTCTAATACGATAGTAACAAATCAAGAAAAGAGTGTTACGTTATTTTATTCATATCTTGAGTTAGGGCAGTTTGAATACTTTCCAGAATTTAAACCAGGGAATAAAGCGTTTCAATCTAATTTCAGAACAACTGACGGAAGAAAATTTATCATAGAACGTGGCGGAAATTTTGAGGCAACAATTACTTTTAAATCACATGTAAATCAAAATGATATTGATTTATTTAGAACACTTTTAGATCGAAAAGAGAATTTCTACATATGGCCATGCGGTGGAGATGTAAGTATATTCAAGTATTCATTTGCTCCGTTTAGATTTCAAGATATTTATAAAGTAGGAATTGTCGGAGGTAATGCTTCTTCATATACAAAGGGATATTATAGAGCAGGATTAAATGATAAAATTAAGATAGAGGAAGTCGTTTAATGGCATTAACGTACCAACAAATTTGGGAACGCTATTCAAAGATTCATTTTTCAAGACGCTTATATATTAAGCGATTAAATGAAGATGGAACGTATGAAGCTGATTTTACAGAAATATCTCAAGGCTTAATGCAAGATGGGTCAGTAAGTAGATTGAGTAGACAGTTACCAAATTCATCATATGCTTTCGGTAAGGTTGCAGTAAGTAATGCGAGTTTAAATATATTAAGTGCATTCCAAGAATTTGCTGGAGAAGAAGATCCTAACTCTGTTTTCGCAGGATTCATAAGACACTGGTCAATCGTGAAAGTAGTTGATTCTCTTGTTGATTATTATACTGATCCAGATACGCCAGTTGAATCTACTGTTACGACGTTTCAAGGATTGTTAGATGCAAATACAGCAACAACTGAACAGGGATTTGAAACTATAACAGCACTTGATTTTATGACAGTTCTCGACGAGATAAATGTTAATGAATTGACTTTATCACAAACAACAATAAATAATATTATTTATGAAATAATGAATAGATCAGAATTTACTAAATATTTTAATGTAAGCAATTCAACGACATATATAAACGCAGGATATAATGCGACAAGTATAGATGTATCACAGTATGACGGAACAGTTTTAGAAATGATCGAAGATTTATCAAGAGGACACAGTATTTTTTATATTAATCCGGATGATAATTATTTTTATTTCGTTGAAGCACAACCAACAGCAACATCACAATATAATTTTCTTGAAATGAATAATAGAAAATTATCAGTATCAAAATATAGATCAGGAATTGATCGACAAATAAACCAATGGTTCTGGAAAGATACATCAATTTCATCAATCGCAGTTCCAGCTCCAGTGAATCCACGGATAGAAACTTTAGATATTAAAGGTGTGACAAACGCAACGCAACGACAGAATTTATTAGATTTCGTGCTTTCAGTAACTAAAGACTCAAAGCCTTATTTCAGATTAGAAATTCCTTATTTACCAACAGTTCAATTATTAGATAAAGTCGTAGTTCAGTCATTCGGACAAGCACCGCCTGATGCAATTAGATGGGGTATGTTTCAATGGACTGATAGCGAAACAACAAGTCCAGCCACGGCAGCGAGATGGCGTAAACCTGCAGGAATTAGAATTTCAGCCGACGAAGAATGGATGATTAGAGGGTTTACACATGCAAACAATTTAAAAACAACACTCAAACTAGAAAAAATATTATAGGGGAACACAATGGCAAAAACAAATCAAGTTAAAAAATTAGTTAATGGTGAAATTGCTGATGCTGACGACGTGAATCAAATAGCAGAAAATGTTGGTTCTGAAGGCGGTTCAATTCCTTATAGCGACGTAGATCAAGATAGAGATGATACGGGAAGTGAAAGTTTGGGAAGTGCAGCGTATCCTTGGGGTACTATAAATTTAAACGAAGATTCATCATTTAACGAAATAGTAACAGCGAGTTCTTCAGTAGCTAATACTGTATTAATAAAAAATTTGCGACGTTTTTTATCTCAGAAAGATACGCCGTCAACATTTGCAGGACAAGCTACAAAACTATGTGCTGTTAATGCAGGAGAAGATGCAATAGAATTTATTGCTGGGGATACAATGATTGCTGAAATTTTTGTTGGTGCAAGTTCTAACTGGGTTTGTCCTGCTGGTGTTACAGGTGTTTATTTAACAATATGCGGTGGCGGCGGCGGTGCAACGGGCGGTGCGCCAGGTGGATCAGGTGCAGGTGGCGGCGGAGGTGCTGCGTATGTAGTAAGACAAGCATATACTGTTGTGCCAACTCAATCATATGCTTATGTTGCAGGAGCAGGAGGAACAGGCGGTGCAGCAGGTGGCGGTAATGGCGGCAATGGCGTCGCATCTACTTTTGATAGTACGATAAGTTTAAATGGAGGAACTGGAGCAACAGGCATTACTGGAGGAGTAGGAGGAGTCGCACCTTCAATAGATGGCGGTGACAGTAGTAATCCCACAGGAGGAACAGCAGGTATAAGAGGGTTTGCTGGTGGTAATGGAGGTGCTGGGTCGAATGACGGAGCAGGTGGCGGCGGCGGTGGCTCTTTAGGGCCAGGAGCCGTAGGCGGTGCTGGTAATGGCGTAAGCGGAAGTGAAGGACTTGGATATGGAGGGGGCGGAAGCGGTGCTGATGATCAAACTGGAAGCACAAC